ATGAAACGTGACGGAACTGTTCCAGCTAAGTTGGTTTGTTTGCAGTCGACATTGGACGCCGCAAGGGTTAGTCCGATGACGAGGAAGCTGATTCAGATCTTACTTATGCGTGGCACAGTCGAAGTTCATCCTGGACCACAGGGGACGGAGCCTGGCAAAGAACCAGGGCGCCCTGTGCAGGATGCTGCCGCAGCCGTAGCAACAGCCGAGCCTGTTGCTAGCGGATCCAACTGGGACGCATCACCACCAACACCCACCTCGTCCATTAGCACTGTGGACGTTAACACCGCTCACGTTAACCCAGGTCATAGAAAGATCAAGCTATCTTTCCCACATGGTAGGCCTAGGGTTGATGTCGGACCGAAGTGGCTCGGCCCGAGGGTTGCTCCAGTGCAGGGGCCCCCGAAACCACATGTGATTGCGGAATCTGCTAAACTGGCTGGTCGAAAGCTGAAGCCATTTCCTATAGAGCAGCTCCCCAATGCGGACGGCGAGGAGGTCGTAGTGTTGCACTACCCGCCCTTTATCCCGCGTCCAGCACCACCACCGCCACCACCACCTCCCGCCCCACCAGTGGATCCTGCCTACCATCGCAGTTTCCCTGTATTAGATGGCGAACATCCCTCTCGTAAGTCCATCGAAGAGGGGTTTGAGTCAGCCATGGGGGAGAGGGTCCTGGTTTCGAACCTCGTATATGGAACAGTCCATTATGAGGGAGACCGCCGGCTGTTGATTAACCGTGTTGCCAAGATCACCGAGGCAAATTACGTATGCGGTTATTTAACCCTGGACAAAATGACATTCCCAATGTTGATGTCCTTCATTAGTAGAGTAGTGAAGGTGTGCGGTCACGATCGTGAACGTGCAATTGTCAGCAGTGTAGAAAACACATTGTCAAGCATTTTTGTCCCCGGAGATAGGGTCGAAATCATATTTTCACCACACTTGTTGTCATGCGGCCTGATGGAATCTCGCATTGACACATCACTTGAGGTGCTCAGAGCCAACACACGCGCGCGGCTACTGAGAATAGGGTCCTTTCCTGTTGATGACGTGGCAGCTGCTAGGCTGTTCGTCGGGTCCGAGTTAATGGTTATCATTTTGTCGATGAACTATTTAAACTCCATGATGCAGGTCAGCGCCCTTCCCTCAAACAATCAGTGGTCGCCAGTAGGCTTACCACACGGGTTCCCGGACCAATCGGAGCCAACAGGAAGATATATGCCACCGGGTATCGTCCCGAGGAGGTCGGCTTACCTACCCCGACTTCTGCTACAGTTAAGTCTTCTTGTCGCGTCAATGACCTGCGCCCTACTCACCCTCGCAGTCGCAATTTTCGTCGGCTCAATTTTGGTTACGTACCTGGTTATGCCCCTATTTCTGTGGATCGCAATGATACCAATACACAGATTCGCGGCTTGGCCAAGCGCGTTGCTAGGGACCTTTCACATCTCCAATATCATCAACTCACCATCGCTGAGCCTAGTGATCTCCTCATTAAGCTCCTATTCCGCCGCCATCTGCAGTTCGGTGACATCTCTGGTAATGACAGGGAGTTACAGTTCTGCCGTCTTAACAAGTTATCTTGTTGGGACCGTCTCAAGACTGAGCATCCATTCACGGGGTGCTGTTGCGGTGATTCTTGCTGCAATGCCCCCAATGCCCGGTTGGTTCCAGTACAGTGCACAGGTTGCAGAAACAATTCCGGTTGCTTCTGCGCTAGCCAGCACGGAGACCATCATTGCAAGTGCCATCACCACCGGATTGACATATGCAATGAACTCAACTGCGAGCTTTATAGATGGTGCCGAATCATCTCTATTTCACTCACACAGCAGGAGCGAACTCTCCTCATCAGACGAGAGCTTGCTGGATTCGTTCAGGATTACCTGCTTTCTAATTGTTCTGCTGTCTTGGTCCCTAGCTTTGCTGATTGGCTTGAGAAGACTCCATATACCCAGGTACGTAAAGCAGAGCTGGAGGCGGTTCATGCAACTTTAATGGGCGCAAAGCCCACGAAGAAGCAGAGGCAGAAGATCAAGTCCTTTGTAAAATTAGAGTCGTACCCAACGTTCAAGGAGGCTCGGTGGATTAATTCCCGCAGTGATGAATTCAAAGTTTACTGTGGGCCTGCAATTAAGGCCATTGAGCACATGCTATATGAATTACCTGAGTTCATTAAGCATGTTCCAGTTCCAGATCGTCCGCAAAAGATTCTGGGGCTGAAGAATTCAGGGCTTCGGTATTACGAGAATGACTTTAAGGCATTTGAGTCACTTTTTGTGCCGGAGTTGATGGATGTTTTAGAATGCCAACTCTATCGCTTTTGCCTGCAGGCTTATCCAGAATTGAGGGATGAGATCTGCAACGCAGCGACGGGGACGAATAAGCTTAGGACTAGGTTAGGAGTGTGGTTGGAACTCATGGGCAAACGAATGTCGGGGGACATGTTTACGTCCTTGGGTAATGGATTCTCCAACTTAATGCTTGCCAAGTTCATAGCGTTCGTAAAAGGGGGTTCGTTAACAGGTTTTGTGGAAGGTGATGATGGTCTTTTTGCTACGACTGTCAACCTGTCCGCGCTTGACTACTCAGACTTAGGGTTTGAGGTTGAGATCAAGGAACTAACGGATCCCACAAAGGGTCACTTCTGTGGCATGACCATGGGCGCTCAGAACGAGATTTTAAAGGACCCTCGTAGGGTCTTTCAAAACTTTGGCTGGACGTCATCCTTCATTGGAGCTGGAAATGCAGTAATGGATGGCCTTTTGCGTTCCAAGGC